ACATTGCAAAGGAGGCCAAATAAGCCATGTCCACTCAACCGTCGGTCACATATTCTCAGAAAAAGCTGATGCCGATGTACGATGCCGAGCTCGCCCGCGAGCGCAGCGTCAACATCAAGGCGTCTCAGACGATCGCGGCGGGCACCATCCTCGGTGAGTCGCTCGGTACCAATGCGGTCCAGACAATCACCATCACTGCAGCGACGGGCGGAACGTTTACCTTGACTTTCGGTGGTCAGACCACGACGGCCCTGTCATACGCAGCTACGGCCGCGCAGGTCCAAGCAGCCCTGCAAGCCCTGTCGAGCATCGGTGCGGGCAACGTAACGGTGTCGGGCAGCGCAGGCGGACCGTACACGGTGACCTTTGTCGAGGCTCTCGGCAACGCTCCTGTGGGCGCGATAACCTACACTGACTCCACAACGGGTGCCGGTCACGGAATCGGCGTCGCTCAGACGACTGTTGGCGTTACGGTCACGCCCGGCACGTTCGCGGCCTATGACAGCGGCAATTCGGACGGCACGCAGATCCCGAAGCTCCTCGCTGTCTATGACATGACGAGCGACGCGAACGGCTACATCTACCTGGGCACCGCGTCCGGTCCGCTTCCTCCGCTTGCAGGTGGTAGCGTGGGACTCAGCGCTCCGGCGTATGTCTGCGGTGTGTTCGCAACTGCTGACCTGGTGGGGCTCGACTCCAACGCAGTGACCTTGCTCAATGCGAGATTTGAGACGGGCACGCTGGCCGACGGCGGAATCGTTCGTATCCCCTAACGCCCAAACAGCGTAAAAGCCCCTGAGCCACACGCCCAGGGGCTTTCGAGTTTCTAAAGGAGACTACACAAGTGCCTATTACAAACGAGGGGCTGACGTATCCAACATCGGCCGAAATGGAACAGGTCGCACAAGATCTGCTTCCACGGCTGCAAGCCGATCGCCCCATATTTCAAATCATGCCCATTCGCACCGTTGACGCTTTCGAGCTGATCTGGGAACAGGAGGCGAACTTCACCGGCCTGCAGGGCTGGAGAGGTATGAACGGCGCGCCTGGTCGCGTTGCTCAGGTCGCCTTGAACCAGTACAAGGTGGATCCCGGCATCTACGGTGAGTACATGCTCATCGACGAAATGATGTTGACCCGCCGCCGCGCTTACGGTACGCCGATGACCCCGGTGCCGATTGTCGACCTGGTGACCGACAACCTGACCAAGCTGCTTCAGCGACGCCTCGATCGCATCGAGACGATCGGCTGGAACATCCTGCAAGGCTCGTATTCGGTTCTCAATGGCAGCGGTGCGGTGATGATCACTGACACTTACCCGGTCCAGACCTACTCCGCTGGAACGGCATGGGCAAGCCGATCGAGCGCAGTACCGACATCGGACTTCTCGGCGGTCAAGCTGCTGCATCGAGGTCACAGCACAAGCTTCGGCGCGACGGCCACGGGCTATGCCAACCAGACGACGATCAATAACCTGCTCCTTAACGAGAATGCGAGTGACCCTCTCGGTCGCCGAATTCCCGGCCTAATGAGCAACAACATGGGCGATACCAACAAGATCCTCCAGGGTGCTGATCTGCCGCAGATCGTTGCCTATGACGAAGGTTATTTCGATGACACGGGCACGTTCCAGCTCTACATTCCAAACGGCATCGTGATCCTCGTGGGTAAGCGCCCAGCCGGCCAGCGTGTTGCTGAATTCCGCATGGTTCGCAATGCGGTCAATCCGAATGCAGCTCCTGGAGCCTACACACGCGTCGAGCTCAAGCCCGAAATACCGCCGCAGGTGCAGGTACACGACGGATTCAACGGGGGCCCAGTCCTATTCTACGCCTCGTCTATCGTTGTGATGTCAGTCTAAGGACGCATCGCTCAGAGGAGGCCACGAGCGGAATGCCCATGGCCTCCCCCCCCTTAAGGAATCAAACAATTGGCAAACCTACACAAAGTAGTCAAGGGAACAGTCGGCGCGTGGCCTGTATCGCTGAAAGAAGGCGACGTATTCGACGCTGACGATCCCAAGTTCCGTAGCTTCGAGATCGAGCGACTCAAGAACCTGGGCGTCATCGCGCTCATTCAGCCTGAGCCTGAAGAGGCGCTTGCGCTGGCCGAGCTCGGCGATCGAGAACTCACGGCCCTAGCCTCTCGCTTGGGCGTTACCGACGTCGCTAAGAAAAAGCGCAGGGATCTCGTACGCGAGGTTCTCGACGCGCAGGCCAAGCTGCCCAAGGCAGCGCCGGCGCCTGAGCAAGAGCAGGAACCTGCAGGCGAAGGCAGCGGAGAGCAGGGCTAAACCATGGGCGCCATAGGCATAACCAAAACCGAGAGCGTGGCCAAGATCCAGGCTGACCTTGGCGTGAGCGAGTCAGTGTTCAGCGACGTCTACAACGAGGTCGGGAACATCTGGGATTCGTTTGCTGACAAGACAGCGATCTATCCACGCCTCCAATATGCCTATGCGCGCCGTGATTCCGCCGACATGCTGCTCGGTGAGCTCCGGGCCAACGTCGACGCAACGCGCCTGGGGTCTGAGGTCAAGCTCAACGAGCTGTTCACCAATGCGGTGAAGATTCGCAAGCTGGATGACGACTGGATCACTGACATCGAGCAGAAGGCCTCAGCCGTTATGAAACCGGCCACAGGTTTGATCAATAAAAGATCTGCACGGCGAGTACAGCCGTTCTGCCCCAATCCGTCTGATCCTGGATACCGAGGCGATCCTCAGCGTAACACGTGGCCACCGGAGACCTTCGGCTAATGTCAGTGGGATCCAATTACGATTCAGCATTGCAGGCTGTCGACGCGTTCTTCGGCCAGACCTTCAGTTGGGTCGGAGGCGTCAGCAACGTGCCGTGTACGCGTGAACAGGTGCCGCGCTCCGAGGTTGAGGACCTGATCGCCGACTATGGCCAGGGCAATGCCGCAAACGCCGACATATGGCAGGTAGGCTGCTCGAGCGCCTCGTTTAACGCGGGCGCCGGCCCATTTCCGCGAGAAGGCGATTCGTTCACATGGGACGATGGCGGCATAAGCGCGCTCCAGATTTGGAAAGTTGTCGACGCCGGCGCTGCGCCCGTGGCCGGCGTGATAGGCCCACTCCAATATCTCGTGTACCGCAAGGCCGCTCCGGACTCGGCGAATGCCATCGGTACCGGCGGCATAAGGCCGTACGACGATTTACCTGCCGCGGGGTCGTAACCTCGCATGAAAGGCTTGTACAATGCCAGACCAAAATACAGACTGCTTTAATTGCGGCTACTCAAACGTCGCAATCGGCGCGAAGTGCCCGCGCTGCGATTACGTTAACAAGGCTCGGACAAGCACAGCGTACGTCAAGCCGAATGTCCAACCGGAAGCAGCTCCGGCAGCTATGCCTGCGCCGGTTACGGCCACTCCATTGGCGTCTCAGGTTGAAGCTGTCATCAAGGCTGCAGAACAACAGGTCAGCGCCCAGGGCATCTAACATATGCCTGAGGTAACGATCAACCTGGCGATCACGTTCAATGCCAACGAGATCGACCCGTCGCTTGTGCCGTCAATTATGGACGAGCTGCAGGATGTCGAACCACAGCTCCTCGGAATTGCCGGCGCATTCTGGCAGGCTCAAGAGAAGCAGGTATTTGCGACTCAAGGCGCAAGTGTCGGGCAACCGTGGGCCCCTAATAGCAACGGTTACGCGCATTGGAAGCGACAGGTTACAGGACAGTCGCGAGTGGGTGTACTTACCGGTCACCTGGAGTCGTCGATCGGCGAATCGATCAGTCTGGGTCCAAACAGCATATCGGTTGGAACAGATGTCCCATATGCTCCGGAGTTCGAGCAGGATAGTGATGCAGAGTGGACGGCGCAGTCGCCGGATGGCCGATCACGCTTTCATGGAACCGGGCACCCAGGCCGGATACTAATCGCCGTATTGCCGTCTCAGGTTAATGACCTGATCGAGCGCCTCGTCTCGTTCCTGTCTATGCGTCTCGGCATTCCAGAGAACGCCATTTCGATCGTACGAGCGGCCTAACATGCCAAACACGACCACCAACTACCTGTATCTGATGGCGCTGTCGATCGACCTCAAGCGCCGTTTCGTGACCGACCTAGCGCCGGCGATCAACAACGGCATCAGTACATACCTGATCGGAAACGATAACGAGCCGATTGCCGGGCTTCCATCATTCGGGGCGGCAAATATCGTTCGCGGCAATCAGATCTCAATTGCTGAGCCCACCATCTGCATCTACACGCCTTACGAGCAAAATCAGCCGTTCTTCGGCAACGAGATGGGCAGGCTCAATTGGGTGATATACGCGTCCCTGCGCGTGCCCTATGTGGTGGCAGCGCCGGCGACTGTTGGTGACGAGCCCGAAGCGTTCGACACATTAGGCATCCTGTTTGTCGAGAACGTGCGATCTTATTTCTCGCAGCTCGGTACGTTCACGATCACGCCGAAGAACAAGGCAGGACAAAACACGCTGCCATCAGACGCCGCGACTATTCAACAAATTGCGATGACGGGCTTCACTGGGTGGAGGCCTGGGCGCGATGCTGCCGGCAGCTTGAAATACTGGTCGTGGGACTGTTCAATTAACGCCGTTATGCACAGCGGATTTCAACGGGCCGACACGGTCCAACCCTCATAGGAGACAAATACGATGTCTGGACAATATACAGTTAACAACTTCGCGATTGGTACCGGCGGATCCGTACTTTGGACTCCCGACGATGGAGATAACAACGTGCTCGCCCTACAGCATCAAGGGGCACAATTCGTCATTGGTGACAATCCGGATTTCCCGGCCCTGGCCGATGCTGCCATGTATCCGCAGAACGTCACTCTAGGCGCACGCGTCGGCAACATTACGCAGGGAGGCCCTGTGGCCGTGGATCGCCGCATTGACACGATGTTGAACACCGCATTCAACATCGCGACGTACGCTCAGCCGTGGCTGGCAACCCTGAAGCAAAGCGCTAGCGCGGATGCTGTGCCGATGGGCAAGATCTGGATCGGCCGCATGAACCTGATGGGGCAATATGCTGTGAGCGGCCAGGCGACGGCCGTAGGATATAGCCTGTCGGCTATGGTCCTGGATCCCGACAACCGCAAGACGCTTTCAGCACTCGCGGCGCCGGAAGGCCAGGGCACAACGGGACTCGGGTTCTCGAGCAATACGCAGACAACGCTGACAGACGGGCAAGAATCTCCGACCGACTATACGCTCGGACTAAGATCCTGGGCTGTGATGCTCAACAACAACCTAATCCTGCAGCCGACTCCGGATGACACGTACGGCCAGTACCGCATGCCGGCAGGGTGTACGCCTGGCCCACGCACGGGGCTTGCTTTTCAGGTCGTGGAGCTCGCGGGCGCTCCGAACCCGGTGCCGATGACTGCGGGCTTCTACACATTCAACGTGATCATCCCGTCGCCTGACGGCACGCACTCGATCACGATCAAGATCAACTGCTACCACGAGGCAAACACGCAGACGGTTACGCCTGACAACCTCCTGGCGTATGCAGTTTCCTACCGAATCGTCGGTTCCGGCAACAACGGTACGGGCACCGATGCAATCGTCGCCGTCTACGCATAAGGCGGCAGAATAGCGCGCGACGTCTAGCTCGTCCTAAGCGAGCGAGTGAATACCGGCCGTCCCACCCGGCGACGTCGCGCGATCCGTGGGACACATCTTTCGCTTAACCTCGAACGCTTGGGAGGCGTTCCACCATGGCAAACATTACACTTTACACACTTTCGCGAGGCAACTCGCACGCAGCACTTACGAAGGCAGCGGCCGCGGCGACGCCGGCGGAGTTCGTACGCGAGTGGATCATCGAGACCAAACCGTACACGGGTCGCGTTCAGCTCGACCTGGCCAGGCTCCAGGCCCAGGGCGGCATCACTCGAGAGGCCGGCATCGACTACCAGGTGGCCCGCGGCTACAACCTCGGCAGGTTGCTGATCGATAAGTGGAACGTGCCGGATACGAAGGATCCGTCGAAGACGCTGCCGGTCACGCAGGACAACGTGCTCGACTATCTGCCGCCCTGCGTGGCTTGGATGTTCGGGCTCCAGATCGAGACGACCGACTTGCCGACTGCGAACGAGATTCTAGCAGCAAAAAACGGTTCCGGGGATGCTGGCTCAGCTACGTAGGCGAGCGGGACGGCGGCATCCCTATCGAGGCGGGGGAAGAGTTCTATCTTTGGCTTCGCGCTCAGACTTCGGGGGATTGGGTGTCCGTGCTTGATCTCCCGCTGAGCGCCCAGGTGTACGCTGCACTGGAAGCGAGGACGTATCCGATTTATCGGGACTGGATAGCAGGTCGGGTCGGCCGGAAGATCCAAGCGATCCAGTGACCTTGATGATGGCAACAACTGCAATGCATACGAGCGTTGGAGACAAGCATAAAACGAACGTTGCCATATCATTTCCAAGCTGGTCGGGAAACGATCGGTTCCCAATGGCCACACCTATCGCGCCGATGAAATTAAGAATCGCTGCGAACCAAACAATAGAACGACGCTCCCGTTGGCGTTCGGCTTCCTGTTGGCGTCGCTCTATTTCAGCTTGTAGCCTAAAGTGCTCTTCAGCGGTCTTTCGAGCTAGGTAATCAGCCATTTCGCGCTGTTGATCGTTCACCAGGTCATTTTACCCATGTCTGACACATTCAACATCACAACCAATCTGTCGGGTCAGCTAACGGACTTCTACAGCGCCACACCTGCCGTCATTCCGGGACTCGACTACCGGTATTCGCGCGTCGATGGCGATATCCAGAACGTTGCGCCGTTCGCGCCCACGCAGGGCACTGTCGCGTCAGGCATGCCGCCGCAAGACCCGGCAAGCGCAATGCATGACCTCGCCGCAGAGTCGGACGCTCAGGCACCGCCGTGGAGCCACACAGCCATGCGGACGAGCCCGCCGAGCTCGCCCTACACGGGGATGAACCCGACTCAGCAGGCTCTCTATGACGTTACCGACCAGGTTCGCCAAGAGTTTATTGGACGAGGTCAAGATCCATCGTCTCGTCAATGGTTGACCGATTTTCTGTTTGAAGTAGCCGCACGGCAAGACGCAATCCGGATGGGGTCTTCGCCGGCGTCCGAAATTCCTCCCGTCGACCAGGAGCCCGCGCCTCCTGTGATTCCGACCCCGCGGCCGTTCATCTCCTCGGTTCCTTCTCTCGTTCCCGGACACGACTACTCACGACCATATACGGGGGGCTACGAACGACCGTATGTTCCTGGCGGAGCTGCAGCACCCGAAGAAAGTTGGCCTTTAGAACCCGAAGAACCTGGCGGAGCTGCAGCCGAGGATGAAGTAGCGGCGGTTACGGTCGCTGGAGCAATTGGCAAGGCCTCAGGGCAAAGCCTGACGAAGCTCGGCGCGATAAGCGCGGCCTACAATGTAGCCTCGAACATTCAAAGCGCTTACGAGCCGAACGTTTCTGGCACGATAGGCATTCAAGAGCAACAAAACCAACGAGCCGAATCCAGTGCATTAGTTGGCGTTACAACCATCCTAGGAGCCGGGATAGGAAGCTTAATTCCTGGTATCGGCACCCTGGCCGGAGGAGCCGGAGGCGCAGCTGTTGGCGGCCTAATCAAGAATTACTGGGATACAAGTGCAGCAGGAAGTACTTATAATCCTGAGCGTTCAGGAAACGAAATCGCCTTTGGCCAGGGTGGAAACGCGCAAACAGTCCGAGAATTTGTTACCGCGCTCCAAGGTGCCACGAAGGCGACAAGTGATTACGCCGAAGTCGCAGCCAAGATGGCGCAGTTCGGGCCTGTTGATCCGACCAAGCTGCCTGTCTATCTCGGTACAGTTGAATCAAGGCTCGGAACCGCAGGCCCACACGACGTCCTCGGGGCAGCTCAATTTCTGGCGTCATCGCCCGCATATGGCAACGCATCCGACCGGCTCGGACGAGGCACGATCGGCAAGAACGAATTAGGCGCGTACGCTACAATCGCGATGGCCAGCGGCGATTATGGCTCAGCGGCAGACCTGACAGCTCTCACGCTGATGGGAACTCCGCAAGCCGATCGCGACGCATTCCAGCAGGATATGATGCGACTGCGAGGCGATCAGCGTGTCGCGGCTGCCACACCAGAGCTGTACCAGGGCGCTCTGACCACATACGCCGGCGAAATGTCGCTCGCTCAGCTGACCGGCGCGCGTGCCGAAACGCTCACGCCTGTTGCTGCTCAGATCACGACGACCACGACCGAGGCAGCCAATCGGTACAACCCGCTTATCGCGGACCTTCGCCGGCAGCTCGCTCACACCAGCGATTACGATGCCCGCGCAGCTCTGCTCGCCCAGATCAACAACGCCGGCGCTGCCCAAATCGCGCTGCACACCGACGCAGCCGCGTCCGCGCGTACCGCCTACGTCGCCAACCTGCAGCAGGGTATTTCCGGCCTGTCGGTGGACGTCTCCGGCGAGCAGCTAGGCGTCTATCGTGCGGCTTACGACAGCAGCAAGACCGCCGACGATATCGTTGCCGCTCAGCGATCGCTTGCCACGGGCCAGGGCGCGCTCAGCGCTGGATATCAGCACTACGCCGACGATCCGAACTCGCCGCTCGTGCCGGCGGAGCGGAACCAGTATCTCAATCTCGCGCGGTCGGCGGAATCGGATCGCCTGCGCCTCACCTACGAATCGGGGCAGCAGTTCCAGGGCATCGGCGTAGCTACTCAGGCCAACGTCGTGCGCGGACTTGAGGCCAACATCGCGGTTCAGCAGGCCACTGGATCGCCAGAGAGCGTCGCGGCCGCGATTGCTGACGTGGTACCGGCGCTCACCGCCGAGATCAAAAAACTTACTGATCAAATTTCCACGGCCAGCGCGACCGACAAACCGGGCCTTGAGGCGCGTAGGATTGCGCTGCAGCAAGATCTAGCGCTCCTGACGCCCGATCAGATCAAGGGCCAGTACGCCGGGGAGCAGGGCATCCGGGCTGCCGATATCGGCGCAGGTGTGGGCTTCGCTCAGTTCAGCGCCAAGTTCTTTGGCGGGTCCAGCCAGGATGTCTCGAGGGACATTACCAACGCTCTGACTGGCGACGGCTCGCCCGAATCAAAAGGGGGACTTTATCAGTCCCTCGTTGCCGCTCAGGCGCTGTCTGTCAATCCGACGGTTGACGAAGGAACTCAGGCGCAAGCGCGTGCCGATATCGCGAGACTTACCGGTGAAATTGGCGGCGTGGTCGATACTGCGGCCGCGGCTGCCGGCACGTTCACGCCGGCTCAGAACATCGCTGTCATGCAGTCCGAAGGCGCGATCAACCGCCTCGGCATGGGCTATGCGATGCAGGGAAACCTGCAAGACAGCTACATGGCCCTGCGCTCGAACCTGGCCTCGGAGCTGCGATCGCTCGACGATAACCGGCAACGGCTTCGCGCTGATCTCCCGGATGCCCTTCGCCCGGAGTTCGATCAGCAAACCGAGGCGCAGCGTCAGCAGCTGCTCTCGTCCGAGGCCCAAGCAGGATACGAAGTCAACAAGATGTTCGGGCAGAACCTTCCGGCCATGCTCGTTGGTGGAACATCATTTTCAGCTCGGCTGATGCCGTCGAGAGCCCAGGCTGCGGCCGCAATCGAAGACAAGTATCCGACCATTGCCGCGTACACGTTCGGCTCTTACCATCCGGAGTCTGCTCGCTCGCTGATGGCCGGTGATGACACAGGATATCTGGCCGGCGGCAAATCGTCGGTAACGACGCACCCGGCAAACCAGACGATCCAGGGCATCGCGGAATCGCTCGGCGTTCATCCGTCCACACTGACAAGCCCGACCGCAGGGCATGACTCGCTCGCATATTCGGCGCAAACTCCGCTTCCAGGGATTACGCATCCGACGACATCGGCAGCTACAACCCCTGCGCCTGAACAAACAGTGCAGAGCCTCCTGAGCGCCATTCATGAGCTGATCAAGACGTTGCCGGCTGCCGTTACGGCGGGCGTGACTGCCGGTATGGGAAACATCACGATCCAGGTTACTCAGGATCCGCGTAGCGGCACATCCATTCAGCGTGGCGGAGCTGGCCGTCCAAATAGTCTGCAGCTCGCGCCGACTACCGTCGTAGGTGGTCAGAACCGTGGCGGGGGAAGTTAACCTTGGCAGAGCTTACTGGGTTAAAGATCGAGCTCGAATGCACACAGTACGCCAACGCCTTCGGGTGGGTCGTCACTCCAGAGTGGGGATGCTCTAACCTGTCCGACGACTTCAACCGCGTGCCTGGCTTTGGCTTAGCCGGCGTTACGTGCATTCCGGGCGTGGGTGCCATCCTTACGCCGACCTATTCAAAGGTCGACACCATGATCACGGACTGGAGCCTTACGAGCACGGGCGTTGCCTGGCAGCAGGCCACGGACAGCGTGACCGGCAAGAAGTCCGTATTCATGCGGGACTCGACGGGTGGCGTCAGCTTCGTGGCGTCGATCGTTGATGCACTGCCTGCTGGCTCCTGTGGCTGGATCCGGCTCGGTCGTGGCCTGTGCGCGTCCACAGATGCGATTGACACGACAATTGGCATTGGCGTAAGTGATCCAACCATCTATGACGGTCAGGTTCCAATCCGGCTTGTCTTGCAGCACGATCAGCCGCCCACGCTTCAATATCAGACGGCCAGCGGCTGGAGCAATGGCGCCGTAAGCCGTAACTTTGCACGCAGCCAAGATATTTTCACCGGATCCCGATCGCTTTGGATTGGCTGGTTCAGCTTCCCGGCTCAGAACCAGATCGTCGTAAGCGTGGGCGGCGAGTACTTGAGGCTGAATGGTCCTAACACGAACTCGGCGACGGCCGGCGCAGGTGGCGTGGTAACGTCATCGGGCAGCAACATTATGATTGCCGCGGGATCCCTGGAAGTCACGGGCACAAACGGCACGGTAGATTTCAACTACTTCCCGATGGCGTTCGCGGCAGCGGGCTCCATCACCAGCGCGACGCTGCAGCTGGACTTCGTCTATCAGCAGAACGGAAATATCTCGATACCGAAATCGGTCATTCCGACCGGGTGCAGTGCGACCTATACGCTTGGTGGTTATCCCGGAGACCAGACCGGAACACAGCTGCAATACGTCGTGAGTCTCACAGGAGACGGGACTTCATCGCCTGTGTTGCCTCAGGTGGACGTTCAGATCCCGATCGTGACCTCAAACGCTTCCATGATCGAGACCGTCATCTTCACGGAAGCCGACATCCTGAGCATGACCGAGCACGAGTGGGAAGATCAGAACCGCGCTGAGGATCCGGACGGTGGGCTCATCGGATGGATCATACGGCGCCAAGCCGGGATCAAGATGAACAACTGGCTTGGCAAGTGGTCGGGCATTGGCCTAGGTCATGCATGCGTGCAGTTGTCGCGCGCTCTGACGGTCCTCCAGGGCGGCGTTAAAGTTCAGATAGGGCCAATGATCCCCTTCGTGACCGGCTACACAGGCGAGCGAACAACGCTCGAGCGGCTGGATCCCAACCGGACGTTCGACATCGTTCTAGAGAACAAGGATTGGGCCCTGCGGAGAGCTTCGTCGAAGCTGCAGCGAAACCTCGACGGCTTCTGCTATCAAGCAGCCATGCGGCTTCAATTAGAGGCTGCCGGCGTCAATCCGGCATTTATCGACACCTGGTCAGACTTCGGATATGGAACCTGCTCCGCAGAATGGAACCCGCCTGACTGCCCACACTTTAAGCTGTCGAACGGCACTGCCCAAGCACCGGCGTTCAGCTTCCAGCCGGAGGCGAAGTTCTGCTCGAACATGATGTTCATTGCCGGCCAGGTTCACGAGGTCGTTTGGTGCGATTCGGTCGGCGTCTATCACCGGGCGCCGTACAACACGCTGATCTACCAGACTCCGTTTGAAGGAACATTTTCAACGAGGCCCGTCGGCGATATGAACGATCCGGCGTGGTTGATGGATGTCCGTCGATTGTCGCTGTCGGTCGATACGCTGGACATGCGGACTGAGGTGATGACGATCGGCGTGGATCCGGCAACAAACCAGATGCGGGCAGGCGCTCTGCACGTTGATGACCAGCCAGGCTACGACGAATTTACTCAGAACGTCATCGGATTTCAGGATCCCTTGATCGTGTCATCCCGCCTATTTGACGATCCAAACGTTCAGAACGTGGTCATGCAAGCCATGCTCAGCAAGTGCATGATTCCCGGCGTCAAGCTCTCGGGGATCTTCAACTTCCTGGCGAACGACTGGGTTTACAACACCTGCTATGTGGCGGAGGGAACGCCCGTCGGCGAATTCGGATGCGTACTCAATTCAACACAGCCATTTATCCTGATCGAACGCATCGGCGAGATGGCGTGGCGCCCTGACGGCACGCAGGAACTCTTTTCAGAACGTCACCTACGATGGTGGCCAAACGCAACTCCATAGGATCAAACAATGCCAACGAGCCCAATATTCAACACAACCGCATTCGAGGCGTTCTGCGATGCGTTCGGACAGGCGTATCTCGACCAGCTCCCTGGGATCGATGCGCCCATTAACGATCTGGTAACGCTCCAGAGCAACCAGTACGTTAACTTTGGATCCGGATCCGCCTTCGACTGGCTATCAACGGACGCGCCTCTGGTTTCGCAGATCGTGCAGATGCTGGCCGGCGTTCTGACGACATCAAGCAGCGCGTTCGCAACGGCTACAGGGTTCCTCGGAAACCAGTCGAGCAGCGGGCTCCAGAGCACTTCGAACGGCTATTGGCAGCGGCGAACGGCCGTATACTCGGGGTTCAACACGTTGCTCAAGCAGCTCAAGGCGCTGATATCGACGTATCCGCCGTCGCCCGGCATCGTGGGCATTCCTACCTTCTGCTCGGTTCAAAGCGCTCAGGTAAGCGCGGCCTTTGCTAGCCTTTACTGGTGGGTCGATCAGCAGCTGCTTGATCCCTCCGCCGTATTCGCGCCGACCGGAATCAACCTGGGTTCGTTTGCGATCACTGGCCTGAACACGGGAACGCTCACGGCAGGTCACTTTGCCACGGCCAACGGGTATGGCTCACCGGCGCCGACCACAGACGGTTACGGGAACGATGTCTACCTCGGCGGCACGCCGATGGCCCAGGGTTTCGCGCCGGTGGCAACAGTTCGAGCGCAGATCACGACCAACATCAACGGTACGTGCACGCTGACGGCGAGTTTTACCAATCAGTATGGTGTGACCGGGCGGCACTGGACGGCGGTAATCGACAATGCGACGGCCGGTACCAACGTTAATTTGACGGCGGTGACTGGCGGGGATCTTGTGAACTCGATTTGCGCTGCGGTAACGATATCAGGGTCGGCCACGTCGGGCGCTTTCCAGCTTCAGACTGTGGCGTTGCGGTAGACAATTATGGCTGATCCAACGTCGCCACCGCCTATTACGCTTAAGATGAACGGAGGCGAGCCGCCATCACTTCTTTCCGCGTCATGGTTCGCAACCTCGCAACCGTATTATAATTCGGCGGCGGAATCCGGAGAATTATCTCTATGGGTTAATACTGGACCCGGATCGTCGTTCCCAGTTTGGTTTACCGGCGGGATACCGCCGTTATATATATGTGCTCAAAACATAAGGGTAAACCAGTCCGGCCCGTATCTAAATACGATTCTTACGCAGATTGTGATCACGGGTCCGGAGGGGTCTGCAACCATCAATGTTGATTTGCAGGGAAACAATGCGGGAAATTCTTCGTTTCCATTGTCGTCAATTACATCGGTTTACGTTACAGGGTATACGGGCGATTTCCCTTACCATGGCATATCGTTGCAGGTACGCCCCTATATTGGGACGTTTTACACGCCTGTTATCAGCTACAATGGGGGGGATCCGTTTTACATATATGATAATTCCGGTATTGCTATTACTGGTCTACGTCCATTTTGGTGCTCTTACAATTCGGCATATTTTGGCAACGTAAATCCTGGAGGCACGGTTCTGAACCTGGTTTCGAGGCCCAGTTTGGGATTGGCCATCGGCAATGATACGGACGTTGAGTCTCTTTGGCCGTATAATCAAGTTCCATCGTGGGATAATCAGGGGCGCGGGCATATTGTGCTAAGCAACAGGAAGTCTGATCAGCCCGTATCCGTTCTGACTGCACCGCTGAACAGGGACGGCTCGGCCGGCGCGCCGGACTTACAATGGGGGCATACTTTCGGGTGGACGCGATTTGCTTCGATGATTCCTGATCCGTCGTTTCCATCGGCCCCTGTATATCCAAAGCCGTACTACGCCCCGGACGTTCCGGCGTTGCCCTTACCGCCCGACTATGATCTCACAGCAGCAGTGTCCAGCAACCTCGCTTTGGGTTCCGTGCTTATTGCGCAAGGCTCTGGCAATGAGACCATCTACACGAACCGGTATGGCAAGGTCACGTATTACGATGAACAAGTCGATCAGTGGGTTACAGTCGCTACGGATGCTCCTGTCGCGTCTCCTGATGGTCAGTATTTATATACGCTAACGTGGCACGACCAGCTTCAGCAGATGGTATGGGTATTCGAAACCTCTGCGATAAGTCCATTAATATATGAAAGTCCAAAGCTGTCATCCTGGGATATTGATGTATCTATACTTTGTTGTGTCTGGATTGATAGGTGTACGCTCGGCGGCAGGCTGATCGACGTTTCGGCCGTCGCCGGAGGGCAGCCACCTGATGCCGTTTGCGGAATGAGCTTTCCAACGGGTGGGGGCTCGCCTCGACTGCATGTGGCGTTGTCGCGCAGCCAGATCAGTGTTGGCAGGCCGTCTGATTGGGTGATCACGGAGACATTTCCAAGTGGGCCTTCCGCCGAGTTTGTAATGACAGTGCAGTTCCCGGTGACGTTCCAGAATAGCGCTGTGCGGTTTTCGTCGTCGTTCGACCTTGGAAAAACGTGGTCGGTGGGTCAGGATTTGGGCGTCAAGGCCGCTGACGGAACTGCGATCACTGACGGGTTAATGGGCACTGAGATCTGGACGGCTCGGTTCCTGGGCTACTACTATGGCGGTGTGCTTAACCTGATATTTCAAAAGGTGACATACCCTGCGATTGGCGCGGCCGCGCCGTATAAATGGGCTAGGTCTACGTCGATGCAGTTTCTTCCGGACGGCTCGATTATGGTCAATGGGGTTCATGGCGACTGGATCAACGCTGCGTCGCTGCCCGGTGGCACGAGCGACGCGGGGTATGCGGATGCTATGGCTACGCTTCTGGCGCAATCGTGGCAGTTCGGTAAGCGATGCCCAAATGATGTAAGCGGTCGTACGGGCTGGCGTGATGCGTCGACGTCAAACGCGGATGCCGGGTTGTCGGCGTGGTTTCCGATCTGGTCTAGCCGCGGTGGCGCGCAGGGAGTTCGCGGCGGGGGCGGAACGACGGCAGGCCCTTGCAGGATATACGCGTCGAGCGGTCACGGTGTCAATTACTACTCCGACGACGGCGGAGACACCTGGCATTCGATGGCGGAAACCGGTAATCCTCAGCAATCCGGGTTGTGGTTTTCGCAGGGCGGTTCCTGGGACGGCGCCAACACGAGCAATGTGGATTATATCGGCGATAGCTCGGCCACGCCGTTGACCCTGACGGGCATGGTGCATCCGCTGGGGTGGACAGGTAGCGGGGCGCCAATTCAGCGGGCGGTCGCGGAGCGCAGTTACGCGACCGGCTACATGATCGCTAATGCTACGGATTTGCGGTACGGGCCGCAAGGTGGCCCTGGCTGGAACTGGAACCAGATGACGATCCTGCTCAGACATGCGGTGGTTGAGCCGTTCGGCCCGATTGCGGCCATGATCGCGTCATATAACGCCGGCCAGACGTGGACGTGGCTGAACTATTCGACGGATGGCATGATTACCTGGACGGGCACGGGCGGCGCGGATGCTTTTGGCGGTGTGACGGCCGCAAGTCTCGTGGGGAATGTGAATTAGCATGTCGATAGCATCATCCCTAGAGCCATACATTATGGCGACGGCGCCCGATACGGCGTATTACCCAAACGCGATCAAGCTACCTCCGTTCTGGTACAGCGGAACGACGCCACCCGATGACCTTAGCGCCGGGTGGATCGATACGACTGACAGTGGTTTTGTGGCAAATGCCTACAACACGATCACGAACGCATGGGAGCCGATTGCCAACTCGCCGGGGGCGGTGGGCGCAAATGCGCAGGTTTCTTCGCTTCTTACGGCATCATTTACCGCTGGGGCGCCAGGCGCGACTGGTCTCCTCGTCAATGTCGTTGATAGGGAATGGTTGCAGGTTGGCGCCTATGTTCTGGTAATCGATATGACCGGAGAGCTCGCGGTTTATCAGATTACAGCGTGGTCGACGGATCCTGACCATCTGAACGGTTTGATCCTCACTCGTGCGGACAACGGAACAGCGGCGATGGCGGCCGGTTCCGCTTATTCGTTCACGACCGCGAACGGAACGCAGGTGCAGATCACGGGGTTGCCGGCCAGTGCTAGCGCGCTGGCCGGAGTAATGAATCTCAAGGGGACGTGGAATGGCGCTACGAACACGCCAACGCTGGCTAGCGGGGTAGGAACGCAGGGTGATGTATGGGTCGTCAACGTGGCTGGGACTGTTACTCTCGATGGCGTGACTGTTGAGAATGTGGGGGACTGGCTGTTGTTCGTCGGTGGGGAATGGACGGTTGGCGGTGGGTTATCGGTCCCGCTCTCGGCGTCGACGCCTCAGCCTGTTGCGGCAGCCAGCGGGGGTTCGGCGGGCACGTCTACGCAGGCATCGGCGTCCGACCATGTTCATGCGGCTCCCGTGTATTTGACTGAGGGCTCCGGGTCTGCCGCTGGTTCCGTGCCGTCGCCAGGTTATCCAGCCGCATTCAGGCGCGTGCTGACGTCCGATGCAGGCTGGGACATGGGGCCGATCTATGCTCCGCTCGTAGAATTGGACGGCGACGGAAATCCGATGGTTGTTTTTGAGCGCAGCGGCTCGGACTATTTCGTGGTGTTGGAGGCGGTTAGTTAACTGATGGCATCTCTTCACAGGATTATGAGTGGGGATCAGATACATTCTCCCTGGTTCAATGTCTACGCGGATGCGTCCGACAGGACTAGCGACACGACGACGCCGTGGGACTCCACGTACGTTAACCGCGTCGCCTACGATGTGGACACGAAGACGGAATGGCGCGTCACGGCCGTGACTGGAGGCACGCCGACATGGGAACAGGTAAGTCCTCCAACGGCTGGCGGTGGCGACTTGCTCGCGGCCAATAACCTGAGCGACGTTGCCAGCGCCGCAACGGCCAGGACGAACCTGGGGCTCGGGACGGCGGCAACGCACGCAGCAACCGACTTTGACGCATCGGGTGCGGCTGCTACCGCGCAGAGTAACGCAGAAACATACGCCGCAAGCCAGGCTGCATCTGCTCAGTCTGCCGCAGAGACGGCAAGTATCCCGATCGGGCAGAAAGGCGCGGCCTCGGGTGTCGCGACGCTTGACAGTGGGTCGCTCGTGCCGCCCGCGCAGATGCCCGTGGCCACGACGGCCGCGGTAGGCGGCGTCAAGGTGGATGGCTCTTCGATCACGATTTCGGACGGCGTTATCAGCGCGTCGGGTGGGGGCGGCGGCGGGGCGCCTACGGGTTCGGAGATTGTGATGGGGTCGCAGGCGTATTCGCTGACGACGACGTATGGCGTGATACAGCCTGGCGGACAGGCGCCGATGCAGATCTCGTTGCCGTCCGCCGGTTGGTATAAGGTGACCGCAGTGGTGCAGATCCAGGCGGGATCGACGGCGAACGACGATATCCGCTGCAAGCTTTATAACCTGACGGCTTCGGCGGATGTCGCAGGGAGCGAGCAGGTCAACGACAGCATGGCGGCGAGCGCGGTCGGGCAGATCGTGCTGGATCAGCTGGTGTATGTGGGTGCGGCGACGGTGGTGCAGTTGTGGGCGGTGAATAATACGGCAGGGCGGGGGAGCGTGACCACTGGGAGCACTGTTTACGGATCTACCCTTATACCCGCAATGACGAGCGATTCGGCTCCGACGGGTACGGCAAGCGCTTCGACGGAGTTGTCCGGCTTTAGTGCGTATCGCGCCCTGAACGCGTCAGTCGGGAACTGGATCGCGAACGATACTCAGACCGGGTACCTACAATATGAATTTGCAGCGCCGACGGTGATAAAT